AAAAGTTGGAACAGGTGAAGCTACTACAAAAGCAAGACACGCTGAGATTGTTGCTATGAACATTTCACACTCAAATGTTACTGCAACTCTATCAGACTTCTATGCGTCTGATTACGTAGACAAACTAGACGAACTGAAAACCAATATTGACGAAAGAAGCGTAATTGCAAATAATGCAGCTTATGCTCTTGGTCGTAAGACTGACAGTATCATTACTGATGCAATGGCATCTGCAACTACTGTTGCAAACAATGCTGGTGCAAATGGTACTACATCTTTAGCTACTGACATGAATGTCGATAAGTTTAAAGATATGCAAGCGTTATTCGGTACAAATTCTGTGCCAGATGACAACCAAAGATATTGGGCAATCGGTCCAAAGCAATGGTCTGACTTACTAGCTGATGATCAATGGACTAGAAGTGAGTACTTAGGAAACTCAGAATTACCTTATGCTGGTATGAACTACACAGCTAAGAGATTCTTAGGTTTTTTAACATTCGTTTTCTCAGGTCTAGATACATCAGGATCAACTGATAGACACACAGTTTGTTGGCACAAGTCATCAATGGGTCTAGGTATTGGATCAGAAGTTAGAACAGAAGTTAACTATATACCTGAAAAAGTCTCTCACTTAATGACTTCATACTTAAGTATGGGATCAATACTGATTGACGATAACGGTATCAGAGTACAGAAGTGTGCGGAATAGGAGATAGATATGGCATACGCTTTAGCAAACCCTATTAAAAAAATCTCTCAAATGGGAGATACCAACAGCATGTGGTACTACGCTGATGGCGACGCAATAGGTACAATAGATGACAACGAGTACTTTTTACTATCTACAACTGAATTAACAGCTGGAGATGTAATCATAGTAAACAGTGGTGGCTCGAATGGTGTAGTAGATATGTTAATCGTAACTACAGCAAGCGCTACTCAAGTTAGAACTGCTTTACTTTCATAATTACTAACTTAGGTGGGGGTTTTTACCCCCACTAGACATAAACAATGGCAGTAACAAAAGTAGATATAGCTTCAAGAGCATTAATAATGATAGGTGCAAATCCTATTGCATCATTTACAGATGGAACAACAGAAGCATTAACAACAAATACAATATACGAAGAAATAGTAGAATCTACTCTAGTAAGATCAAACTGGAGATTTGCTACAGGACAAAAACAATTATCATTACTAGCTGATGCACCTACTGGCAGATATGAATATGCATATCAAATACCAGCTAATCCTCAATGTTTAAAAATTATAGCAATCACTTGTAATGATGCATTACTACAATATCAAAGATATGAAGATAAAGTTTATTTAAATGGTTTTGGTCAAAACAGTACAGTAATAATGGATTATATTTTTAGACAGAATGAAGATCATTTCCCACCTCATTTTCGTTTAGCTATAGAATATAAACTAGCTAGTATCTTTGCTGGTAGTATTGCAAGAGATGCAGCTATGGTTAGAGAGTTTGACCAGCTTTCTGAAAGACAAATACTTATAGCTAAAAATACTGATTCACAGGAAACTACAACGAAAAGACTGTCTACTGAAAGATTTATTACTGATAGGAGAAGCAGTCGTAGTGGACTTGTTCAGTCATAATGCCAAGAAAAGTAAGACAGGTATATACGAATTTTTCGTCAGGAGAAATTAATAATCTTCTTAATGCAAGAACAGATGCTAAAGCATATTTTGAAGGTGGTAAACAAGTAAGAAACTGGTATCTTCTTGATGAAGGTGGAGTTATGCGTAGACCAGCTACAGAATTTATGGCTACTCTACCAGCAGAATGTAGAATAATTCCATTTATATTTTCTAATGATGAAGTAGCTTTATTTGTTTTATCTAATAATAGATTAGATGTTTACAATTCTAGTGGCACAGCAATACAAAGTAATATTACAAGTAATTGTAACTGGACACTTGCACAGCTATTTGAACTTAATTTTGCCCAATTTGGTGATACAGTTTTTATTACAAATAGAGATAATGAGCCAAGAGTTATTAAAAGAACTTCAGCTAGTACATTTACTGTAACTGCATTTGCATTTGAAGAAGATGATACAGTAACAGTAGGTGGTATAAATAAAACTACACAACCATTTTTTAAATATGCAGACAGTGCAATAACAGTAACACCAGCAGCAACAAGTGGTACTGGAGTAACTTTGACTGCTAGTGCTGATACTTTTGTATCAGGTCATAACGGAACATATCTTACAATAGGTGGTAAGCAAGTTAAGATTACTGGGTTTACAAGTGCAACACAAGTTACAATAACAATACTAGAAACACTTGCTAGTACAAGTGCAGAAGCAGATTTTGCAGAACAATTAATATCTAGTGTAAGAGGATTTCCACAAGCTGTATCATTTCATGATAATAGACTTTGGTTTGCTGGTGTAAGAGATAAACCATCAGCTGTAATAGGTAGTCATATTGGAGGATATTTTAATTTTGATTTAGGAACTGGTTTAGCAGATGAAGGTATAAATGTAGCTATTGCTGGTGATAAAGTAAACGAAGTAAGGCATCTAGTATCATCAAGAAACTTACAAATATTTACAGATAGTGGTGAGTTCTTTGTTCCTGTATCTTCTCAATCAGCTGCTATTACTCCTAGTAATATAACTTTTCTAAGACAGACACCTTATGGTTGCAATAGATCAAGTCCTATACCTTTTGATGGAGCTTCTTTATTTAGTCAAAAAAATGGTAAAGCTATTAGAGAATATGTATTTTCAGATGTAGAACAAGCATATAGATCAACTAGTGTATCAGTTTTAGCATCTCATCTTATAGATGTACCAAAACAATTATCTATGATTACAGGTAATGAAATAAAACCAGAACAATTTGCTTTCTTCTTAAATAGTGGCACAACACATGATGGTAAGATAGCAGTCTTTCATAGTATTAGAGATGAAAAAATTGCTGGTTGGACAATGTGGGAAACACAAACTGGAGATAAATTTCATAGTATTACAGCATTAAATGATAAACTATTTGTAGTAGTAAAAAGAGTTATGCCAAGTGGCACAAAATATTTATTAGAAAAATTTGCTAATGATGACAGCATTACATTAGATTGTTCTAGTACAACTACTGTATTTCAAAAAGGCACACCTCTAGTAAATGGTGGCTCACAATCTGGTAACACTTTATCAACAGATGGTTTTACTACTGCACCAGCAATACAAGAAACTTTTACTATAGCTGGAAATGCAACAGAATATACTATAACTGCTGTTACACAAACTGCTTCTGGATTTGATTTACAACTAAATAAAAATCTTGCAGCAACACCATCTGATAATGCTGCTATTACAATAGTAAATGGATTTATGCATACAGTAAATGCTATTTATGACAATACAGAAAAAGTATTTGCAGTATTTGGTAATGGATCATTAGGTGAATTTACAGTAGATTCTAATAGTAGAATTACTCTTACATCAGCACCTTTTCCTACTGGTGTTCGTGTAGGATTTAATTTTACACCTATATTAGAAACTATGCCAATAGATAAAGAAATAGACAGTGGGCCTTTGACTGGTCAGCCAAAAAGAGTTAATAAAGCTATAATAGATATATCTGGTGGTTTAGATATAACTATGAAAGCACAAGATTTGTCAGCAAAAGAATTAGTAATACAACAAGTAAACTTTACAGCTGGTACTGATTTATCAGCAGTAACAGATAAAAAAGAGTTTAATTTTTTAGGATATAGTAAAAGTCCAACAATTACTATTTCACAAAACGATCCTTTACCATTAAAGGTATTAGGAATAGCTATGGAGATACAGTTTGCATGAGTTCTGAGATAGGTACATTATTTGAATCATTTAAAGATGTAGATAGTTCTACATATTTTATTGCAGCTACTGGAGCAAGAACTGTTGGAGAAATAGCTAGTATACAATCTCAAAGAGCAGCTTTAGCAAGAGAAAATTATAGAGTAGAAACAGAAAGAAGATTAGCAAGACTAAAAGCAATAGAGGCAGAAAATGATAGACGAGATGTTGCTTTAGCAGAATTAGCACAAAACAAAGCATTTCAATCTACTGCTGGATATTATGATGAT